GCCGGGTGTACCAGCAGCAGAACGCTGAGCGTGCGGCGCAGGAGCTGGCGGCCACGCAGGCCCGGTTGGAGGAGCTGAACCAGCGGGCAGCCGAGATCCAGGCCAGGGCTGAAGCCGGAGAGATCACACCGACCGGCGCCAAGCGGATGACCACCAAGGCGCAGAAGGAGATCGAGCAGGTGCAGATGCAGCTGCGTGCGATCGAAGGTCGGCAGCGGGTGCCTGAGTCCCTGGTGGGTGATCAGCTGCAGCTGCGCATCGAGCAGCAGGGCCAGCTGGATCTGAACGCACCGGTGCAGATGCCGCCCTTCGAGGCTGTGACCCGCACCGCCAGCGAGTACGGGTACAACTCGCCCGATGAGTACCGCGCTGCGCTGCAGGGCTGGAACCGCGATCAGCTGCGGCGCCTCTCGATGCCGGACTCCAGCCCGGAGGTGGCGGCCCTGGTAAAGGCCCGCACTGGCCGCCGGGTGTGGCAGGCCAAGAAGAGCGACATCATCGATGCCTTGGTGGAGATCAGCACCCGCCGCGGCCGCTACCTCCCGCCGGAGGCTGAGCAGCTGGCGATGGAGCTGAAGGCCAATCAGTTTGGGGATGCGGCGCCCCTGTTTGACCGGCCGGCTGAGCTGGACGTCCCTGGGATGGGAACCGTTCTCGATGCCGATGGCAATGAGGTGCCCGTCCCGCTGACGGATTACAGCGGCCGCGGCATGGACTCTCAGACCCGCGAGCGGTTGAAGGGCGAGATTCTGCAGCGTGCGATCGACAACGGTGAGGTGCAGCCTCCGTTCAGCCCACTGCCTGAGCGGCCGCGCACCACCTTTCAGCAGAGCTCGATGGTGGATGAGATGTTCGCCGACCCCACCGGCCAGCTACCGCTGCTTTATGCGAACGACCAGCTGCCGACCTACAAGGCCGGATCGAAGAACGCCGACGCGTTGATTGAAGAGCTGCGGCTGCGATTCGAGTACAAGGCCCTTGACGATGCAGCGCAGCAGGCACAGCGCGATGCGTACCTGGCAGAGAAGGGATGGGACACGATGCCCTGGGAAGAGAAGAAGAAGCTCGGCATCTTGAGTGAGGGCTTCTACAGCCTCGATCCCTACAGCGAGCGCTTCCAGGACCCAACACCTGCAGCGCGATCTGATCTGGGGATGCAGCAGCCGGTGGCACCACGCAAGCCGAATCAGTACCGACTGACCTTCGATGAGAAGGGCAACTCGCAGGTGATTGCTGAACCCAAGGCGCAGGCAAAACCCAAGCCAGAGGAGGTGAAAGCACAGCAGCGGGAGGCGGCCGCGGCCAAGCGGCAGGCCAAGAATGAAGCGACCAAGGCAACCACAGCCCTGGACAAGCAGGAGGCTGCGATTAAGAAAAGGCTGGACGAACTGGCCCGTCAATCCAAAGGAGCGAGCTGCTAATGACCAGCTGCAATGACATCAACTCTGAGATCAAAGAGCTCGAGGCGCAGCTGGAGGCCATCGCTTCCGTGCGCCGGGGGCTGCAGGCGCAGACCGAACTGCTCGATGGGCAGCCGCCGCGGAAGCCCCGGGTGCTGCGCACCTACACCGGTGATGCGGTGACGGTGGAGCCGGGCGAGTGGATCACCCAGGCCGAACTGGATGCAGCCCGGATGGGCGATGAAACCATCCGGCAAATGGTGGAGGCCGGGTTTGACGGGAAGCGTGGCCCCCGCGGCCGCACCGGGCGGATGGTGAACTACGCCCAGATCGCACCCGACGATCAGAACATCGCGGCCCTGTTGGAGATCATGGGCCTCAAGCGTGCCAACACGCCCAAGGGTGTTGAGCTGCGTCGGCCGTTCACCAATCAGATTGCGTCGCGTGCGCTGCTGGCCATGGCGCAGAAGGCGGGGGCGGATCCAAGGGAGGTGGCTAAGATGCTCAAGGGCCGTGTGGCCGGCATCGACAACCTGCCCAGCGCTGTCTATTCGGTGGCCAAGGCCCGCTGGGATTCGGCGGTTCAGTACAGCGATGCCCTCGATGAGCTGGCCGATGCAATCGATGGCGGCTACCTCTCTGACGACATCAAGACCCAGGCTGGCAATGCTGCCAAGTGGGCCCACTTCTACGAGAACCTCGACGCCCAGGTGCGGCGCCGTGTGGGTCAGGCCCTGAAGTCGCTGCAGTTCAAGGCCGACGACGACATCCCCTTCATCGATGTGAAGAAGGAGGCAGCCCAGCTCACGATCGATGACGTGGAGGGCAACAGCCTGGTGGCTGACATGCTCAAGCTCACGGCTGAAGGCAACGCCAAAGAGCTGCGCCGGCGTGCTGCAGCGAAGCGGCTGGTGACGATGCAGGGCGGCGAGGTGAACCGCAAGGGGTTCATGGCCGAGTTGGAGATCCTCAACACGCTGCGCCGAGCCAACCTCCTCTCATCGCTGTCCACCTGGGTGGTGCGCAACCCGGTCAGTGGTGCCCTGGTGCAGGGCACCTACATGGCAGAGGACGTGGTGTCTGGAGTGGTGAGGGGCATCGCCAAGAACGGCCTGAAGCCTGGCGTGGCCGATGGCCTGCAGGCTGCGGGCTATGCGGCGCGTGCATGGAACACGGCCTGGGGCATGGCCTGGGGCAATGCCTCTGAATCCCTGCTGAAAGGCAAGGGAACGATGGGTGACGACAACCTGAAGTACGTCACCAAGGGGATTTACGAATCACCCAAGGAGTACGTCAACGGCATCCTCACCACCAAGTGGGATGAGCTGTTCTCCGGGCAATCGCTCAACCCGTTGAACGCTGGGGAGACGGCGCTGAAGATGCTCAACATCCTCAACGCGGGCGCATGGAAGGTGCTCGGCGAAGGGATGGAGAAGCTGACGGGCAGCGACTTCGGTTACCTCGCGCCCTTCCGCCTGCTCAACGGTGGTGACGAGTTCATGCGCACCCAGGCCTACGTGTGGAAGGCGAACCATGAGGCCTTCATGCGAGCCGCTGAGGAGGGCCGGGCCCAGGGGATGGATGCCCGCTGGATCGAAAGCCGTGCGGATGAGCTGGCGAAGAACACGATCTTTGATGGAGTGTTCACTGACGATCAGCTGATCGAGTTCCGCCGCACCAGGAACGAGCAATACGGCATCCCTGCCGGTGATGAGATCGGCAACGATGAGTTGCGGGCCATGCTGTACAACATGTACAAGAACGCCCCGAACTTGGCCGATGACATTGGCCAGGTTGCCTACAACCGCGGGGCAGACATTGCCTTCACCAATGATCTGAAAGATCCGCTCAGCCAGGGCGTTCAGCTGATGCGGCAGAACCCGATCGCCGGCTGGCTCATCCCCTTCTGGAAGGTGCCGATCAACGGCATCGGCTGGGTGCTGAACCGCGACATCCTGGTGCGGATGCCGGCACAGCTGGTGATGGAGGTGCAGCAGGCCGGCTCGCGCCGTGCTGGTGATGCCCTGCGCTACACCCCTGAGCAGATGGCGGATGCCAGGGCCCGCACCGTGGTGGCCGTGGCTCTCGCGGCCGGCACTCACATGCTCTGGGAGAGCGGCATCTTCACCGATGGCGGCCCGGCCGACCCCAGGCAGAACGAGCGCTGGTCACGCAACAACAGCCCCTACAGCTTCAGCCTGGTGAACACAATCGCCGCTGGCATCAAGGTGCGTGCCAACGGCATCGATCCGATCGATTTGATGGGCCTTCATGCCGACACGCTCAGGGCCTGGGACGAGGGCTACATCCAGGAGGGGGATGCCGCCAAGGCCCTGGAGAAGATCATTTATGCCTGGGGCAACCTGCTGAAGAACAAGGCTGCGCTGAAGAACATCACGACGATCCTCAACGTGATGCAGGACCCTGAGCGCTACGACTTCGCCGATGTTCTGGCCGATCAGATGGGGGGCACGCTGCCGATCTCAGGCCTGATGGGCCATGTGGGCCGGGTGATGGAGGACCCGAGCGAGCGCATGGTGAAGATGCGCTTCCCCTCGAAGGAGGAGATGGCCGCCTTGGGTAAGGACCCTTTGTTCGGCGTGTTGCAGCCGGTGGTGGACATGCTGCAAAAGGCCACGGCCCGTGCGTTCTCCAGCTACCCGGGGCTCAGTGGTTTGCAGCCCCGGCAGAAAGACTGGCTAGGCAGCAAGATTCAACGGCCTCTGGGCTTGCCCCTTGATCTGGCCATTCCATTCATGCCGGTGATCAGGCCACAGGATCCCCTCTATGACTGGCTGGACCGTCACGGTTTCGGGGCGAAGCCTCACCCAGAAGGGAAGCTCTCGGTTGTGGCCGGCGGCCCTGAGATCGTCATGACCCACGAGGAGGAGGATTTCTACCGGGAGACCATGCGCACCATCCGTGGTGGAGTTCATCCAGAGCAGCTGGGAATGGGCGCCAACCCTGTGATGGACATCTGGCCGGTGGTGCAGGGCAAGACGTTGCAGCAGGCACTGCGGGTGCTGATGCGTGACCCCAACTACAACCAGCTGCTCAACATTCCTCAGGGCCAGATCAGCCCGAGCCTGATGGCTCAGCCAGGCAGGACATTGAGCGAGCGGCAGAAGGGGCCCGGCGGTGAGCTTTACAAGCCGATCGACCAGGTGATCGAGTACTACGACAAGCTGGCCCAGCTTGAGCTGGTGAAGAACAGCCAGTTCACGGTGCGCGATCGCATCCTTGGGATGGCGAAGCAGAAGCAGGACGCACTGCAACAGTTCGCTGAAAGCGCAAGCGCATTAGGCATGGTTAGGCAATAGGCATCCCGATAGCCTGAGAAGTGCACAGGTGCACAGCTGCAGGCGGCGATGGCCACTCCTTTCTCCTATCGCCAGTACGCAGGGAACGGGGCAACGGCGACATTTTCTGTCCCGTTCCCCTACCTGCTCAAGGCGCACGTTCACCTTTACCTGGGATACGACATTCTTGATGGCACCTTCACCAGTGAACTGGCTGAAGGCGTTGGCTTCAGCTGGACCAGTGGCACGCAGGTGCAGTGTGTGGCGGCTCCAGCCGCTGGGCAGACGCTGACCGTTATTCGCTTGACCCCGAGCGGAACACGCCTGGTCGATTGGCAGGACGGCAGCAACCTGATCGCCGACGATCTCGATACCGCCGACCTGCAGAACCTGTACGTGGTGCAGGAACAGCAGGACCGGAACGACGCGGCGATCGCCGCCGGGGCGTCGGCCGCCACTGCATCGGCAGCGGCAGCAGCCGCGGCAGCAGCGTCATCCAGCGCTGCAATCACCACGGCAAACCAGGCACTGGCCGCGGCAAGCGGCGTGGCCGGCAGCGCGGCGAGCGCGGCGCAGGCAGCGCAACTGGCCATCCAGTACGCCTTCGGGACAAGCCCGGCCGTTATCCGGCCGATCGCGGGGCTGGAGATGCTGCTGATCCCAGAAAACGCTGCCTTCAGCGTTGGCAAGCCAGGCCAGATCCCGTTTGGGGTTGGCCCAGTCCTTCCGCCTGGCGCCGCGTTCTCCGGCATCAACCGGAGTGACTACTTCCCCATTCATCACGCATCCGGGAGCTTCGTCTGATGCCTTCTCAGCTTTACGGGCCAACCATTCCAGGCCTCGCCATTCCTGAACACGATCACGTCTCAATGACCTACAGCGGCGGCAATCTCACCGGCGTTGTCTATCGGCAGGGCGGATCCAATGGCGGTGTCGTCGCAGCACTCACGCTGGCTTACGACGGCAGCGGCAATCTCCTCACCGTCACCAAGTCGTAGCCATGCCCAACTTCGCATTTAACCCATTCAACGGTCAGCTGATTCCTGCCCTTCAAGGGCCGCCTGGGCCGCAGGGCCCTCCCGGCGACACGTCAGGAGTTGTTGGTCCCCAAGGGCCACCAGGAGATCCATGGGCTGGCTTGCTTGACCTCGGATCTCCATCCACAAACAACGGCTGGATTTTCGATTTCGGAGGCCCTTCCAATGCAACAAGCGGTGTTCTCATCTTCGACTGCGGAGGCGTAGTCCAATGACAGTTCGAGCTCAATTCCGGCGCGGTACTGCTGGCGAATGGTCGGCAGTGAATCCGGTTCTTGCTATTGGCGAGCCTGGGTATGAAACCGACACCGGCAAGTTCAAGGTTGGCAATGGTTCCTCGGGTTGGAACGCACTGCCTTATGCGTCCGGCCTGACCGGACCTCAAGGGAACCCTGGCCCTCAGGGTCCCCAGGGCGCACCGGGTAGCACCGGTTCGCTGCTGCTGGATGAGCTGACTGCGATCTATCGCAACGGCTCGTTCTCGGTTGGCACGCCTGGCCAGGTGCCCTTTGGCGTTGGCCCTGTCACGCCTCCCGGCACGGCGTTTCACTCCATCAGTGCAGACGCCTACAACCCCGTCCACCTTCCGTCAGGGAGCTTCTGCTGATGGCTGTCCTTCCGTCCACTGGGTTCCCTGCTACGGCATACCCAATCCTTCCTTCTCACAGCAACACACGACTCAAGCAGTTCGATCTGCACACGCTGCCCATCGGTCGCCCCGGTGATCGCAGCTATGGCGGTCGCTCTGTTGTCGATCCCACCTCCGCTTCTCACATGTAAGCCATGGACATTCGTTTCTTTAAGGCTGCACCTGACGCCAACGTGCAGTTCCCCTCCATGCCCAATGACGGGTCCGAACCCGACTTCGTGGTGGTGGCGCTGGAGAACACTCTGGACCCCGACGCTAACAACCACACCGGCTTCGATTTCTTCGGAGCTTATGGCGATGGCGACGCCATCGACAGCTGGGCAACAGACCAGGGCATCACGGCGGTTAGCCAAGGTGACCTGCCCAACCCGATCACCTTCTACCCCGCTCCTTTCAACGAGGCCTGAGTCATGACTGTCATCACACCATTGCTCCGCGTCAAGGAGCGCATCGTTGGCCCTTCGGGGTTCTTCGGTATCGAGAACGAGTGGTACGGCTACCGCGATCAGTGGCGCTTCACTGTTGGCCTGGCCGGCATGAGCGGCTTCGGCATCGGCTGCTGCCCGCCTGAACTGCTGCCCGCTGACTTTGCACCCCTAAGCAGCGGCACCTATGACCCGCTGCGCGAGCACCCCCACTTCGGGAACTACATCCACATCCCGAGTGCCTCGATCGTGTGCTTTATCCCAGCGCACTACATCGAGGTGAGCGCACCGGGTAACACCAACGCGCCCACCTACGGCACCAAGATCACGATCAGCGACACGCAGACCGGCAACGCCCGCCTGCCTCAGGCCTTCACCGACTCCGGCTCCAGCCTAATCGGTGTGTTCGTGGACAAGTACCAGATCTCCAACGGCAAGCCCGATGGCTCTGGCTCCCCGAACCACACCAGCGGCCCCGGCGGCACCCCGCTCACCGGCGGCATTGCTGTGTCGCGCCCCCTGCACTGGCCCGTCAGCCCCACCACCAAGGACGACGGCGGCACCGACTGGAACAGCCCCTTCAGCCTGGTGAACAGCACTGCGCTGAACACCGCGGCCACCACCCCTGCCAACAACCTCGGCGGCGTGTGGGCCCTGGTGAAGACCCGCGGCGCCGACTTCGCCCCCTGCCCGATCTGGATCCGCAGCCAGATCGCCTTCCTGTCGCTGGCCCATGCCCAGGCCCTGCTCGACAGCAGCGGTGCTGCCATCTCCGGCGCCACCCAGAAGGCGGCCTGGATGGACGTGGCTCCCTTTGCCCCCAAGGGGAACAACAACAACGGCAGCGACGTCAACAAGTCGAGCCTGCAGTTCGCCCGCACTGATCTAACCGGCCACAACGGCTCTGGCTTTGCTGGTCGCAGCAGCCGCGCCTTCACCGGTGCTGCGCAGATCAGCGGTGCGCCAGCTGTTGAGCACACCACCCACAACGGCCAGCTCAGCGGCATCGTGGACATCCAGGGCAACCAGTGGGAGATCGCCGCTGGTCTGACCAACTCGGATGGCACCGACGCGGGCTACAAGCTGTTCCCCAGCTCTGGCGATTGGACCGCCACCACCGGCAACGCCTCGATCACAAGCGCCACCGGCGTGCTGTCCTTGGCCGCCGAGAGCGCAGGCGACGACGGGATCTGGTGGGGTGCCGACGGATGGGCCTACCTGGTGCCCCACACCGGTGGCACCTTCCACCCCTCCAGCGGCTTCTCCAACGCCACCAAGCGGGCGATGACGGAGTGCCTGCTGCCTCGGGAGCTGGGCACCAGCGCAACGCAGACGAGCACCAACCACTTCGGTGGGGATGGCTTCTACCGGGCGAACGCCAACGGCCTGCTGCCGCTTGTTGGGGGCTCCTGGGTCAACACGGCCGTTGCCGGTGTGTTCAGCGTGGCTCTCGACGCCGCATCCAGCGACGCGTACGCCGGCGGTGGGGCGCGTGCCGTCCGCCTTCTGGCTGCGTGAGCAGCCATGTGGGGCCCGCGGCAGCGGGCCTTCCCTCTGACGCCACCCCGCCGGAAGAACAGGCCCTGGGCCTCGACCGCCGGCGGGAGCGTTATTGGCTCATTGAGCGGCGCTGCAAAGACCTCTGCCTCTACCTGGATGTTCTCACCAGGAACATGCCGAGGTATGAGAAGTACGTCCTCAGTGCCAAGATGCGTGAGATCGGGTATCTCTGTCTGGAGTTGGCCATTGCCGCCAACAAGAAACAGCACAAGAAGACCGATCTCACACGCTTCAATGTGCAGCACGAGTTCCTCCGCCAGCTGCTCAACCTGGCAGTGGAGGCTAAGTTCATCGAGCCCAGGCGACACCGCGTTGCCTGCGAAAAGCTCGACGAAGTAGGCAAGCTCCTGGGGGGATGGCTACGCTCTGAACTCAGGGCGGACTCCTGACATGCTGCCGAATGTTGGGGGCAACTGGGACAACACGGCCAATGCCGGTGTGTTCAACGTGAATCTCAACAACACATCCAGCAACGCGAACAACAACAATGGGGCGCGTGCCGTCCGACTTCGACACAATCACGCCCAGCGTCGGGCCTCACGTGGGACCGGCCGTGTCGTGTTGAAGGGAGGGAGTTCGTCCTTGAGCCCACTGGGCTCTCAATAGCCGGGGAAGGCGATTCCAGTAGCTCTGCGACCGTCTCGCCATGCCCCACAAACTCGGCAATCTGTGGCCCCAGATCGCCAGCTACGACGCGCTGCTGGACGCCTGGAAGGAAGTCAGAAGCGGCAAGGGCGACAAGCGGTTGATCCTCCAGTACGAGAGCAACCTGGCGGTCAACCTGTCGCACCTGGAAGCCAAGCTGCTGGACGGCAGGTATAAGCCACGGCCGCACTATGAGTTCTGGATCAAGGACCCAAAGCCCCGGCTGATCCAAGCGCCGTTCCTTGAGGATCGCATCGTGCAGCACGCCGTCTGCAACGTGCTGCGTGTGCCCCTGCAGCAGCGGTTAATCGCTCACACCTACAGCTGCCTGATTGGCCGCGGCACCCATCGCTGCAGCCAGCAGTTTCATGCCTATCTGAAGAACAGGCGGTTCAAGTATTACCTCAGCCTGGACATCAGCAAGTTCTTTTACAGCATTAACCACGAAGCGCTCTATGCCGAGATGTGCCGTCACATCAAGTGCAAGCCCACGCTTGCTTTGTTGTGGCGCTACATCACGGTGAACGGCGGCGACTGCGGCATCCCCATCGGCGCGAGCACCAGCCAGATCATGGCCAACATGGCGCTCAACCCCCTCGATCACTTCGCCCGGCGCGAGCTGAAGCTCAACACCTACCTGCGCTACTGCGACGACATGATCGCCCTGTTCGAGGCCGCGGAGGCCGCCCACGCTGCTCACCAGGCGATGGCGCAGAAGGTGGAGGAGCTGGGCATGAGGCTCAACAACAAGAGCGGTGTGGGCTGGGTGGATGACGGCGTGGACTGGGTTGGCTACCGCCACTGGCGCACCTACAAGCTGATCCGCAAGCGCTCGCTCAAACGCCTGAAGCGCAAGGCCGCGGCGGGCTGCAGCCTGGAGACGACCATGGCCTACCTCAGCCACGCCAAGGACACGGCAAGCCTGCGGTATGTGAGGCAGCTGCTTTGGCGCTGCAATCCTGAACACCGCCCAGAGATCTACGCCTGGATTTGCCGGCACAGGTCAGCTCGTTACTGTGCAGGGGTGAAGACGTCTTAGCGTGGACCCAGCGAGCATCCTTGCCCTCATCGGACTTGGCGGCTCGGGCGTCGCCGCGCTCTGGAAGATCGCCAACGGCCTGGGGCGATTTGAATCACGCACCACAACAATTCTCGAGGGCGTTCAGACGATGCTGCAGGACCACGAGACCAGGCTCCGCGATCTTGAGCGACCCTGATGAACCACTTCTCTGATTACGTCGCCCTGGCCATCGCCATCCACGGCGTCGCCCTGGTGGTGGTCAACATGACCCCCACGCCCAAGGACAACAAGGCCCTCAACGATTACACCCGGCTCCTCGTCAAGTTCTACCGGGTCATCGAAGTGGCAGCCGGCATCATCAGCCCCAGAGTGAAGCGCTAGATCACCGTCCTGGTCTGGTGGTTCGGGTCGCTCTCATCGAGCGCGGAACTCCTAATTTGCTCCAAATTTGGCGATGGCTTGGTGTCGGCCGCTTCCAGAGACGCGATCCAGCTGTCGTACGACTCGCGCATCGGGATCTTGGCCGGCAGCTTCAGCCACTTCCTGACCGCAGTCGGACAACGCAAGAACACGCTTGCGTTCTTGTCGTAAGCGATGAAGAATCGTCCGTTCCAATCCTTTCCTGTCTCCACGGTGGTGGATTGGCTGAGATGCAGTCGTTCGCGTTTCATGGCTTGCAGGTGAGATACCAGCCGCCGCTGCCGCCCGGCATCCAGCGCGGATTCCAGTTCTTGCGGCTGTAAACCACGCCGCCGCCCTTGGTGTTGTTGGCGTAGCCGCCGCCAACGAGCACGGCCTCGCCATTCGGATCGTTCTGGATCCAGGCGGCATCGGTGTAGCCGATGATCACGGACCAATGCCCGCCGCCGCTGGGGGCCGTCACAGGACCTTTGTGCAGCCAACCCACGGCAACGGGCCGGCCTGCGTTGATCTCTTCCTCCAGCACTTTTGGGTTGCCGTTGGTGTGGAAGTCAGCTCGCAATCCCAAGGATCGCAACGCTGCCAACTGGGCCTCGGCTGATGTGGTGTCGCCAAACTTCTGGCGGATGGCGTTGTAGGCGTCGTCGCCCACCACCTTCCCCCAGAACATGGCGAGCATGGCGCAGCTGGAGGAGAAGCACTCGCGGTAGCCGCTGCCGCTCTTGTTGTCGTTCTGGCTCTGCCAGCGCACGTTCAGTGGGTTGCGTGGCAGGGCCTCCCCCTGGCCGGGCCGCTGCTTGCGCATCAGCTCAATCAAGAGATCGGCGTAACGGGGGTTGGTGGCGTACCCCTGGCGCTGGAGCTCACGCGCGGCCGCTTCGGCACTGCTGCTGTTGTTGACGCCGCGGTAGGTCTTGCCGTTGGCCGTGAAGTCCCGATACCAACGGTCCACCAGGTACGCGACGCACTCATCAAGACTGCGGAAATCAAGGAACTCATCGGTGATGGTGATGGTCTTGCCATTCACCACCTCAGTTGTTTTGTGCGATGAGCCAGGGCCTTTGAGCCCGAAGTAGTTGTGGCGGCCGCTGGTGTGCTTACCCCAGCCAGACTCAAGCGCCCACTGCGCGGCGACAAGGGAACACCACTTGGCCCCAGCTGTTTTGGCCGCGGCTTCCACCCCTGCCCAGGTGTTGGGTGCAGGGCTGACCAACACCGGCTCTCGCCAAACATCTACCCATTCAGATGATTCAGTGAGCAGCCCGGGGTCGGCTTGTTTGATCTGCCGCCCCAGCTTGACGATCGCGTTGATTTGGTGCTCGAGGCCTTTGTAGTTCTGCCAGAACTGCAGCCACCGTTCATCGGTGAACTGGACTTGTTCGATCGGCATCTGCTGCAGGTCTCTGCACCATCAAACCGTTCATCCCTCGAGCGCTGCCACACACGCTGCAAGAGCATCGGTCTGCAGGTGCAGGTAGCGCTGCACAGAGGCCAGCGACGTCCACCCGCCGAAGCTCATCAACTGGTGCAGGGGGATGCCGCGGGCAGCCAGCTTGCTGGCGCAGGTGTGGCGCGTGGTGTGCACCGACAGTGCCTCATCCTCACCGCAGCCGATCGCTTCCTTGGCCTTCTGGAACAGGCGCTGAAACTCCCAGTAGCGGTAGGAGAACACGGTCTGCCGGCGAACAGCAGGGATGTGGGGCTCGAGAGCTTGCACGGCTCGGGCCGTGAGTGGGACCGATCGGGTCCGGTTGGCTTTGGTTTCGGAGAACGTGACCTTTCTGTTCACCAGGTCCACGTCCTCGCCACGCAGGCGCTCGACCTCGCCCCAGCGGGCGCAGGACTCGAGCAGAAACACCAGGCAGTCGGCCGCGGCGGCATGGCCGATGCTCACCAGGTAGTGGCACATGCCATCGCGTTCTTCATCGCTGATCACCCGGTCCTTGGTGTTCTTGAGCTTCAGCTGTTTCGGGAACTGGGGTGTGGTGGTGATGTGCCCGCGCAGCTGGGCATCGGAGAACATGGCCCGCAGCGCTGACACCTTCTTGTTGACGGTGGCTGGGCGGTTGCCCGAAGCCAGCAGATGGCGCCGCCAGGCGTCGATCTGAGGGGTGCTGATGTCGGTCAGCAGGGTGTTGGCGCCGAAGTAGTCGACAGCGGCCTGGCTGTAGAGGCCGGCGGTGCGTTCAGAGCTGCAGCCACGCCAGCGAACATCCATCGACAGGCGGCGTGCATCCTGCAGCGAGAACAGGGGCAGCGGGCTGGCTTCCTTGTGCAGCAGCAGCTCGAGCAGCTCACGCTTGCGGCCCAGGGCCTCCTGTTTGGTCTTGCAGAGAGCGGTCTTGCGTTGGCCAGCAACGGTCACATCAGCGACCCAGCCGGTGGGTGTGCGGCGAACAGAGCCAGACATGGTGCAGGTGGTTGTTGGGTGTGCGGTCAGAGCTCAAGCAGCTGTCGTTTCAGCGCTTTGCCCTTGGGGGTGAGGAAGGCGATGAACCGTCTGCCTTCCTCTGGGTCTTTCTCGGTTGTGACCAGATCAAAGCCTGGCCTGCCCTTTCTGTGTTGATCACCCAGAGCGTGAACGGTCCGGGATACGGCAGAGGGCGAGAGGTTCAGCTTGTCCTCGACGAACTTGAGGGTGCATGGCTCGTTTTCGGCGATGACCAGGAAGACTTGGGCGAAGTGGGCATAGAAGTGAGTGGGTTCCAGGACAGCAAACAGGCCCAGAGCCCGGTCCAGTTGACGAAGATCCATGGCCCAAAGCGAGCGCGACTCCTAGGAGTGTGGCACTTGCGCACTGCAAGCTGAGCAGGCGTCGTTGCAGGGGTAAACCACAGCTCGAACCCAGCCCAGGACTGGCGCCATGGCACTTCCAGCGATAGGAGGAGGGCGTAGTGCATCTGCATTGTATTTGTCGCAGGTGAGAAGCATTGCACCTAGGCGGCCAGTTGGTGCTGGCCGCCAGGGATCCTCTGCAGCGTTATCAGGCGGCCACCCTGCGCTTCACGTCCACCGCCGGGATGGTCCGCATCAGCCGGTCCACCATCGCCAGCAGCCTCTTTGAGTCCTCCATGCACTCCACCGCCAGCGACACCACCTCTCGCGTGGTGGTGGCAGGGCTTCCCATCAGTCCGGCCACACGATTGAGGTTGTCTCCGATCTGCGAGCAGGCCAGGCCGATCACGGCCGCGGCGTCATCGGGTGTCACCGCCAGGTCGAGCTGAACGGGCTTGGCCTTGGCCTCAAGCTCCTCAAGGATCCAGCCATCCATCCAGACAGCGAACTCGGGTGAGATCCAGCGGGCCAGGTCCACGGCCAGGCGCGGATGCACCCAGGTGCCACGACCGGCGTTGGGCCCGGTCACCACGGTCTGGGCCAGGAGGTCGGCCGGAATTCCGGTCGACCCCTGCAGCGCCTGCATGTACTCAGTGGCTCGCAGGTTGACTGCGTAGTGGTGCCAGCGGCGCCCAGCCACTTGGCACATGGCCGTGGCGTTGACGTAGCCATCGGCGCGGCGGCGCTGAATGGCGTGCCCGTTCCATGAACGGGTCACGAGCGCAGAGCTCTTCATGAGTTTTCAGATCATCGGAGGCCTGCTGCTGCCAGCAGGTGTGTGCAGCATAAGCACACCGGCCCTGCTGCGGTCAAGGGGTGCCGGGCCTCCAGTGGGGTTTCAGGGCAGCCCCGATGAAGCCACCCACCCCTGCGCTTCTTCCCTCTCGGAGGTGTTGTATCCGCGCCGACCCGGCGTGATCGAGCCTAGGAGAGGCGCTGCAGCGGCTTCCCTTCGATGCCATACAGCGTGATGAGCTGCCGAGCGCTCTCCCCCAGCAGCAGCTGATTCCCGAGTCGGTGCGGGTGAGGCCGTGTGCGCAGCCAGCTGACCGGGCAGCCACTGCAGCGGCCTTTGCCTCTCAGCCGGCTGGCCAGTTGGGTAGCGGTCGACTGGCTCACGCCCATCACCGCCATGAAATCGGACACGTGATCAGCCTGGCCAGCGGCCACGCGCACCAGGGCCTCGAGTTGCTGCACCGTCAGGTCCGGGTCTGCGGTTCTGGCCGCGGCGAGAAAGGCCGCCAGATCGGCGGCCGTGTTCAGGTTCGGCATGGCGTCAGGGGTGGGTGATCTGAACCGTTGCGGTGCCATCGAGCGGCACGCCAAGGCGCTGGGCAGCGCCGGCGCTCAGGTCGATCGAGTCGCAGTCGCAACGGTCTGTCACAGGCACGGTGAGCACGCGGCCTTGGTGGCTGACCCGAACACGGGTGCCGCATGGCAACCACGGGTGAGCAGCACTGATTCCCCAGTGCTGATAGGTGTGGCCGCAGGCGGTCTGCCGGCCGTGATACCAGCCGTCGTAGACGGTGGCGGTGACGTGTCGGCCGCCGGCGATCGCAGGCGTGATCGGCTGCAGCAGCAGCAGTAGCAATGGGATGCGCATCGGCTGGTGGTTGTTGGTGAGGGAAGGGCAGCACATGTGACGCGCTGCCCGTTTGCCATCAGTCCGTGGCAGGCATCCCAACCTCAAGCACGTGAGCGCAGAGGTTCGAGATGCTGCGGCCTTGATCGAGTGCTGTTGTGATCAGCCTCTGGTGCAGGGCGTAACTGATGGTGATGGTGATTCGAGCGGGCTTTCGTTTGGCGATGGCCAGCCGATCACGTAGCGAGACAGGTTCCATAGGACCCCTCTGGTGACACAGGGCAGGTGAGCCCTGCAGAGAGGGCCCGCAGGCCCTCAGTGCAGAGATCAGGGCCCGGTGTGCTGACCGGTGGCCGGTTGGGCCGTGAGGGCCCCTTGTGGCGGCTGCTGTGCAGTGGTGAACAGGATGCCCAGGCAAAACCAAATTGCGAACAGGGCGAGGCGGTTATGGGTCACTGATCAGGCCTCCTCGATCACTTCAGGGCCGCAAATCATGTTTGCCGCCTTGGTGGCATCGCTCAGCACCTTGAACAGGACCTTTGGCCCTTCTTTGAGCACCTTTGCCCAGCTGTCCAGATAGGCGGCATGGTTCTCAGTGCTGCTGGGGATGGCCAGCCGGTTGCAGATCAAGAAGGCGCCGAGTTCGGCTACCAGTTCTTCGCGGGCGTAGTCATCAGAGCCAAACGGGTTGCCCAGCTTGCGAGCCAACCTGCTGCTGTGGCCGGTGCTGTGCACCTGCTCGTGAGCCCAGGTTGCATAGAGCCCAGCACCGCTCGAGAACTGCGCTCGAGTTGGCATGGTGATCGCATCCGTAGCGCTGCTGTAGAAGGCGCGATCACCGCCCCACGTGGTGGCCACCTGCCATCCACCTAGGACCTGTTCAGCATCAGCCAGCCGCTCAGGTTCAGGCTTGACGATGACAGCACCGGTGGCCGCGGCGATCGCAGCATCCAGCGACTGCTGAGCCTCTTCGTCACGACCCACCAAGTCCGCGACATTGAACACACACGCCGGCTTGTAACTGACCCATGCCGCAATCAGCGGCTGGCCATCAGGGCCCAGCACCGGTTTGCCGTTCTCATCCTCCTGGGCCCGTTTGTTCAGCTGAGGCCTGAGCACGTAGCAGCCCTGCGAACCCTTGCGGGGATACCAGCCCTTGCCCTTGGCTTGAGCACAGCCCAGCCACAGCGGCAGGTTGTACCCACGGCAGGCGGCCCACATTTCGAGCACTGCAGGGTTGCTGCCCCGATAGGCGGCACCGGTCAGCAGGTTGCGGTGCTGGCCCTGCAGCCCCAGCTGTGCCCACTCTCGCCGCCAGGGGTTTACCCCTCGCTCAAGCACCTCAATCAGTGCTGTGCACAGCTTCTCTTCAGCGCTGGGGCCGTCATACGTGCGGCGTTTCTTTGCAGTCGCCTTCTTTGTCTTGGTGGTGGTTGTCATCAGTCGGTGGTGGTTGTTGGGTTACAGGCGATGAGGCCTGCAGAGAGGGCCGAAGCCCTCAGTGCAGACGTCAGCCCCTCACTTGCGGATTTGAACCGGCATCAGCAGGTACTCGAGCTCACAGCCCTCGAGCGCCGGCAGCTCGCAGCTGCTGCTGAACACCAGTGGTGTGGTGGGTGAGTTGCATTCCATGCGAACCACACCGTTGTGGCTGTAGCGACTCACCTCAGCCAAGAACTGGCCGAGATAGCTCGCATTCCATGCGATCGCGCCACCTGCTGCGTTCTTGAACTTGTCAGGCCACAGCTGATCGAGCTGCGGATACGCGTAGCAATCGGCGGCATGTTTCCAGGGCCTGGCCTCGATCAGATCAGCAGGCGGGAACTTGCCTCCCTTGCTGATGCGACCGCCAAGCACCTCCGCCACACCGCGGTCGCTCACCAGGGCCCAGTGGCCATGCGCAATCCGCTTGCGGAAGCTCGCAGCATTCAGCAACAGCTGCTCACGCTCGAGATACCAGTGCTCACCAGCAGACAGGCGGAACCTGAATGCACGGTGCCCATCGGTCGACTCGATCGTGATCTGTTCGCCCGTCCGCCGCACGCTGATCAGCTGCAGCGCCTGTTTGGTCTCATCACGGCTGGCGAACTGCGCGGCCACATACAGCACCTGCGCAGGTAGGCAGGCGATCGTGCCCTCGCTACCGGCTAGCTGCATCAGCTGCAGCTCGCCAGCGCTTTTGTTCATCAGCTCAGTGGCAGTTGTCATCAGTCGGTGGTGGTTGTTGGGCAGGCAAGGCGCAGTGCATCTCACCTGTGCACCGTTCTAACACCACCTGCCACAAGTGCGTCAACTAGCGGGCCGGGCGCGCGCGTCGTCTTGGTTAGGAATGGGAATCATTCTCAGGTCGTTTCGACGGCCGATGCCACCTGCAGCCCTGCCCTCAGCGCGACGCCAGCCGGGCTCAGCCGGTGCTCACCCAGGCATCAAGCGACCCCAGCAGCTGACCCGCAGGGCTCACCCGCCTGCAGGCCAGGCCCAGCAGCTGTCAGCGCCTGTTCAATCCGCAAACAACCCAGGCCAGCGCTGGCCCCGGGCCCTCAGCTCTGCCGATCGCTGCGCAGTCGGGCCAGCAGGGCCCCGGCGGCCACCACCAGGGGCGGGCCGGCAGGGCCACGCCAGCGGCCACCAGCTGCCCCGGCAGGGCCCCGCAGGGGCAGCGCCTGCCCTCCTCTGCCACGGCCTGGCCTCAGCGGGCCGCAGGGTGCAAGCAGGGGGGCATGGGGGGAACCCGGACCGCACGCGCTTCAGCCCCGCTACCAGATCACGCGAGGCAAAACGGGGTGAGATGAGAAGGCATGAGGGGTGATTGGTGGGGCGAAAGGTGAAGGGGGTCGGTGAGATGGGAGGGGTTAGATCAGTGCAGAGGTGCAACCCAGTGGGGCGATGAGCCGTGGTGCGGGGGAGGCAGGGGCGTGTTGGGGAGGGGACGGGCGGCGAATTGCCACAGTGGGTTGGGATTCCGCGTTCCTGTTCCGAGGGTTTCCTCTGCCCGCGGAATAGAGATCCAGAGGGATCGGAGTAGGTGCCTAGGGGCGCAAGGGCTGGTTAGTGTGCACCTGTGCATCGACGCACATACTCCACCCGGCAGATCCCTTGGTATGACAGGGCTGTTTTCCAATACCAGTCAGGGACTGGGTTCTCAGCGTCTAGTACCACCTAGGTACTACCTAGGAGTGAACTGCCGGTCTATGGGGCCTAGGGGCTAGGTCCCAGCAACCCCCAATGACCACCACCAGCAAACCGTCGTTCGTCATGGTTCAACTCACGGACATCGACCGGCTCATGGAGCTCTTTGCCTCCAGAGAGCTCATGCACCGCGATGCGTCGGTGATCTTTGCTCTGATCTCCGGCACCGACACCTACAGCGGCAAGGTGCGGCTCACAGCCAATGCCCTGGCCAATCAGCTGCAGATCACACCCAACGAAGCGCGGGCCGCCATCGCCCGTCTGAAGAAGCAGCACCTGGTCCGCCACATCAAGGACCCGAAGACCGGCGAGACCTACTACCGCCTCAATCCATGGATGGTGCGATCCACCGGCAGCGTCGCCCTGCAAACCATGGCCATGCGTGAGTTCGAGGAAGCCTGAGCGCACACCCCAACAACCACCACCGATGAAACCGATCCGCATCAGCCAGCTCAATGCCGCCCAGGTGGCGGCCGTCTTCAAAAGCGAGCGCTTCTGTCAGCTCACCGATAGCCAGCTGGCGGCGCTGCACCACCGCTCACAACAGCTCGAGGTGCAGCAGCAGTCCACGCTGCAACGCAAGCGTCGCCGGCACTGGATGATCGCCGCGGCCGTAGCGGTCCTGGTGGCCATCGCACCCTTCTGGCAGATCGCGCTTGCGTTGTCCGCTGTCATCGCCATCTGGGCGTTGCTGCTCAGCGCTGCCTGGGGCGTTGTGCAGCGCCTGCGAACCGCGCTGTCAGGGAAGAAGCCAGTGCCCTAACCTGGCTCCAGCAGTAACAGGTGGTGCTGACTGCGACTGCAGCTATGGGGTGCTGTCCCCGCAGTTGTGGTTGTTGGGGGAAGCCCTCATCGTTCTTCGGAATGGTGAGGGCTTCCTTGCATCTGCAGCACAATGAGTGCAACTCACCTGTGCACAAATGCCCTACCTGACCAACACCGAGCGATTGGCCCTTGGACTGGTGGGCAGCAGTGCGCCGGAGGAGGCCGTTGTGGCCGCGGCCCAGGGCGAGCCCGAGCAAGAGCAGTGCGAGCTCAGGTCTGCCAAGCGTGCTCGCAACCGGAAGGGCGAGTTCAAGGGCGACGACCCGGTCACCCCTGAGGTGAACGAGGCCTTTGAGGCTGAGTGATGGAACCGTGCATGACGGTGCAAGCGCTTGAAGACGGCTGCTGCCGGGTGCGTTTGCAGCAAGGCCCCTATTCAGTGAGCTGCACCGTGTCATCCATGCACCTGGTGGAAGACAAGCGCTCGCAGTTGCTGCGGGCCTTGCAGGCAATGCAACAGGAACAGCAGGAATGAACTGGGAGCCACTTCCTGAGCAGCTCGAGCCGTTGGCTCATTTCGCCTGCTACATCCTCCGTGAGTTGAACCTGGCGGATACGCCAACCAAGCAACAACTAGGCATCCTGCGTTATCTCGAGGGTGGCCCGGACCGCCAGATCATCACGGCCTACCGGGGTTGCGGGAAGTCCACCCTCACCGGCATCTATGCGCTGTGGCGGCTGCGGCGTGACCCCTTCAGGGAGAAGATCCTGCTGGTGGGTGCCACGGCTGACAAGGCGGTGGAGATCAGCAACTGGATGCTGCGCCTGGTGCGCGACATCGACATCCTCCAATGCCTGCAGCCGGAGACCGATGGCCGCAGCTCGGTGCAGGCATGGGACGTGGGGCCGGCGATCGTTGATCAGAGCCCGAGTGTCCGCGCTGTGGGAATCCTGTCCCCATCGCTCACCGGCAAGCGGTGTACCTGCGCGATCGCAGACGACATTGAGACGTTGGCCAACTCGATCACACCCCTGAAGCAGGAGCGGCTGGCCGCGGCCATCACCGAACTGGAGGCGATCAGGAAGCCGGAGGTTGAGGGGGAACTGCCAAAGCAGACGATCTTCCTGGGCACCCCGCACCTGGAGTCAAGCCTCTACCTGCGAATGAGGAGGGAGAGGAACTATCAGCAGCGGTTCTGGCCGGCGCGGTATCCCAACCCGGGGCAGGAGGACGAGTGGGATTGCTACGAGGGCTGCCTTGATCCGCTGATCGCTGCCGAGGTGGAAGAAGACGGCAGCCGCTCGGGAGAGCCGACCGACCCTGAGCGCTTCGGCCACGACGAGCTGCTGCGCCGCGAGATGTCCATGACCCGGGCATCTGTGCAGCTGCAGTTCCAGCTGAACTGCCGTCTGTCGACCCTCGATCGCTACCCCATCCGACTCGGTGATCTGATCGTGATGGATCTCGACGGCAAGGCCCTGCCCGAGGTGGTGAGCTGGGCATCAGGGCCCGATCAGCGCATCCAGGACCTGGTGTGCGTCGGCCTGGGCGCTGATCGCTACTACCACCGGCCGATGCTCACCCAGGGCTGGGTATCGCAGCAGGAGACGTGGCGCTGCGTGTTGTCGATCGACCCATCAGGCCGCGGCGCCGATGAACTGGCTTGGGCGGTGGTGGCCGAGCTCAACGGCAACCTGTTTGTGCTGGAGAGCGGCGGCACCACCCAGGGCTACGCGGAGGAGGTGTTGCGGCTGCTGGCCGAACGGGCTCGCCGCTGGGGCGTCAACCAGACCGTGGTGGAGAGCAACTTCGGCGACGGCATGTTCGAGGCGCTGCTGGCACCGGTGATGAACCGCGTGCACCCCAACCCGATCGAACCGATCAAGGTGTCGATGCAGAAGGAGAGGCGCATCGTGGATGTGATCGCCCCGATCGTGCAGCAACACCGGCTGGTGATCAGCAGCGAGCTGATCAGAAAGGACTACCGAGAGGCCGAGCGCAACGCCGACAATGGCCACCAGCGTTCACTGATGTACCAGCTGAGCCGCATCACGACGGAACGTGGGGCCCTGGTCCACGACGACCGGATAGACGCGCTGGCGCTGGCGCTGCAGTTCTTCACTGAGGCCGCTGCCCAGGATCAGCGCAAGGCCCAGGCCACCCGTCAGGAAGAGCTCGAGGAGATGGCGCGGCAAGCGTTCTTGGATGAAGCAGGGGCCAGTATCGACCAGCTGGCCCTTGGGCTTAGGCCGACTGCTCGCGGTCGGGCGTGGGGCGGGGTGAAGCGTCCAGCTGTTGGGGCGGTCTGATCGGCACCACCTTTTCTTGCAGGGTGGAGAAATCGAGCTTGCCAGCCATTCGGCTCTTCAAGGCCTGCGTATCAGCTTCCGCAAGGCTGGCGGTGATGGAGTTCTGCTTGAGCAGCTGCAGGGCCAGCCGCAGATCTTCCGGTTCGCCGCCGAGCTCGACACGGTTCTTG